GCGTCCACTTTATCTTCATGCTCATCAGCAGACGTTACGTATGCAAGTTTCAGATAGCGGTTAGAGCCAATCAAGGCCGCCGGAATCACAAATTGACAGATCATTTCACCGCTTGCCCAAGTTGCGTCTGTTTGCACTCCTTCCTTCAATAGAATGGACGGCAAGACAGTGGCGCAAGTTGAGGTCGTGCCAACAGTAGGCCGGATTTCCAGCGTTGCACCACCAGCCAATTCCACAGGAGTGCTGCCTGCACAGATAACAATGTGCAGATCATCACCTTTCGTGTCGTCAAGCTTGATGGTGTTGGTAGAATCTCCAGAAGTGGCATTAGGCAAAGCTTGATCAGTTGACAGAATTTGGTCAACAGCGAAGCCATATTTTTGGTATAATGTAGCCATTATGTCCTCCCTTAATCCAGAACCGAGCTTTCGGTTTCAACGATATTCTCTTCCAAGAGGATCGGAACGCCACGCCACGCACCAACTGCATTATCGTAGTTGGTCTCAGTGAACATATTGTATTTAGCGTCTTTGAGTGTGGCAATTTGGCGTGCTCCAAGATTGGAAGTGTAGATAACGGATTGACCGTTGGGAGCAGATATGGCATTCACCAGCGCATTCATATTGTCTACTGTGGGTGGGTGAGTAGCGTCAACCTGGGTAATAACGGCAAGCGATTTTTTGGAAGGAATAACCAATGTGAAGTAAGCAGAGAATATCCACTTAAACACGTTAAGCTGGTAATTGTTTGTGGTGTCGGTTACAATCGGCACAGGCTGATTCGGGGTCATGTCGATTACGTTAATCAGGTCGGTATTATTGAAACGCAAAGACGCACCGTCGAACTCATCCCAACGAACTGCGAATATCGAGGTGTTAGAAGCAGATGCACCGCCCTTTTGGGCGATTACCTTCACTAAATCCTTGGCATACTGATGCAATCCTTTGAACGCACCGGAATAGCCGAATGTAGCATCATAGCCATAAAACACGGCTTTTGCCAGAGCATTGGTAATCCCTGCCAGTGCAGCGGGATAGTTATCGGTAAGCCATTGGTCTTTACCACCAGGGTATTGCAAGATTGCCTGATAATCATCAAACAGGTCAAAAACCAGTTCTTTCAGGTCAATCTGTGCAGTGTTCATGTCGATCTTTTGGGGTGTGATGCCTTCGCCGATCTCACGGAATACGGCTGTTGGCAGTGCGTTAAAATAGCGATAGCGGTGTTTGATTCCGTTGGACGCTTTGGCAGCGACAGCCGATTGCAAGAGTGTGGAGTATTTCAGTAAGTCCACCACAATCGGGACGTTGTCAACGCCAACTTTCCACGCAGCCGCTAAGGCTTGGAGGTTAGGAGTAGTTGTAGCCATTTGTTTATCCTTTATTTTATTGGTTTTTTGGACAGTTCGATAATGCGTTTAGCGGCACTATCTTGATAATTGACAGGATTATTCACAGGGGCTTTGCCACCTGTTTCGATTGTGTCGGCTGTGAAGTATTGCGTGCTTTCCAGTAGTTCATAAGTGCTGAGGTTTTGCTTGATCTGGTCAAGAGTTAATTCTTGGCCTTCACTTGGCAACGCAAAGCGATCCATTACCTTTTGAACTTTATCGTAGATTTTAGATGTTTTATCCACAGCCAGCGTTTTGGATTTGTCTAACCAAGTCGCCTTTAGCTTGGCATCTGCCTCGGCCTGTGCGCTTAGGTGTGCAGCCTCGATCTTGCGTAGTCTTTCCAGTTCTGCTTTGTGTTCCGGTGAGGTTGCCTTTGTGGCTTCTTCTCTTGCCTTTTCCAGTTCCGCTTCTAACTCTCTGATCTTAGCTTTTCTGCTTGCGGATTCCTTGTTTGCTGAACTGTTGGAATCCAGTATGTCGTCAACCTCTCTCTTGGCATCCGCCAAAAGAGCCGTAATTTCTGCGGGTGCATCTGCGCCCAAGGTGTTCTTGATTCTATCCAGAATCTCTTTGATAGCCATTTTTAGTTTCCTTTTTTTATTATCCAGTTGGGAAAGTTCCAGTGCTTGCGGGAATTGTGGCAGTTACCGGCAAGTGTCTAACTACGTTGAGAGCAAAATTGACAGTCGCTGCTGCGCTGGAGCTTTTGAGTTTTGCCACAACTGAATGCGTGTCAATATTTACTTCTCTACTATCAAATGGAATCACAAATGAGCGTGTCTGCGGGCTTGATCTGCTGAACCTAATAGATCCGATGGGTGTGTAGGTTGAATCCCCATCGTATTTGTAAAGTTCCAGAACATAGACAGCGTTTGCGCTTATGTCCTCTATGGAAATACTGTTTATGAATATATAGTTTGGACTATCGCCAAAGTCGTATGCTTCGGCGGCAATACATGATAGGTAATTTCCAAATACATTAGCAGAACCAGCCACAACTTGCAGATTTGTATTAGTTGCGTAGGGGTGCGGTCTGCCACGAGCCAGCCATTTCTGTTCCAGTCTGGCGATGTCAGCAGCATCTTTGACGTAGCTCATGTTATATTACCATCCATTTGCCACTTGCATAGTCAAGCAGTGTAACGGTTGACAGTGCGGTTACGGTCAAGTTGGCTGCAAGGTTAATGGTGTCAGTCCCAGGTGCAACCGAGGGATTAACCACAATGTCATTAGTAGCGTGCTGAATGCTGATAGTGACCTGATTCATTGAACCTGTAGCAGGAGGCAGGAATATATCGCCATCCGTGCCGTCTGTTTCGGTTACAATTACAAACGAAGGGGGTAAGCTGGTAGGGATAGTGTAATCCACGCCACCGGACAAGTCAAGGGTTATGGTTTCCTGATAGTGCAGCGGAATGCGTTTCCAGTTCTTGCTATCAGTAGTCGTGCAAGTGCCGGTTGCCACATATAGGCTCTGTTCGTTTAGCAGGATTTTGCCAAGCGCAGCAGCCGTGCCATTAACACCGCCAGCGGTTTCAGTATCTCCCCAAGCACCATCAGCAAGGGTTTCGTCAAGTGCAATGCCTGTAATATTGCCTATGGTTTTGGCTCGGACTTTCATTGTAGTTGCAGACCAGCCGCCTTCTACGAGTGCAGGAACGCCCACAGTCGGGTGAATAGCTGTGCCTGTGCCGTAATGAGTTCCGGCCGTGCCTTCCAAGTTGATAGCCTTTTTGAGGTTGATAATGCTATTAGCAACATCCCCGCCATCGTAAACATCGTAAGCAGCTTCGGGGTCAATGCCACCAGTCAAGGTAATATCGGTATCGTCAATAACAGTTGTATCTGTTCCGGTGATTACACAGCCAACCAAAGCATGGCATGCTGGAACTGCCTCAATAGCAGCCTTGACATCGGCAAGTGTAGCGGTAATAGCAGGAACAGCAGAGCTTGATAGAGTAACATCAATAGTAACTCCATCAACGTTTAAGGCTGCCGTTGTGCTTGCTGTTTCCGCGCCTGGGTCTATCAGATTTACAGACAAATCATTGCCATCAAAACCAAGAGTTTTTGCTGTGATGGTCAGAGTATTGGTTGAATCTGTCCATGCTCCACTTGCAGCCACACCAGCACCCAAAGCCGAAGCCCGGAACTTGTAAACAGTAGTGTCAATGGTTACAGTAGCACCCTCGGCTGGTTTAGTGCCAATGGTAAGAACCCCTTCGTCATAAGTGGCAATCATGGGGCTGCCTGAAGTGGGTGCAATGGCCTCGAGATCATCAATATCGCCTTCGGCTGCTGATAAGTCGGTTGAAATGTCAGCACCGCCTGAGTAAGTGCCAACAGCAGTTACAAGGTCATTAACCTGAGTGCTGGTTGCTGTCAATGCTACTGCATCTGCTCCATCGGTAAAGTGCTGGGGAACAGCAATGGCAGCAACAACCTTTTCACTGGCACTCCACGTCATTCTGATATAGGTTTGGGCTGCTACGCCTTCTGCTGTCTTAAGAAACCAGTAATAGATGCTGCTACGTGTAGCAGTCGTGCCAATTACAACAGTCTTGGCTTCATGATCAACCACAACAATGGGATCAACAACTGCTGCACTGGTCGCTATTGTCCAAGTATTTCCATCTTCGCCAGGCTCTCTAACGTAAACCCGTGCCATACTCCCGCCATCAGCATCATGGATATCATATCTGGCGCAGACAGGGATTTCATTAAGGTATGGGTTGATAATGGTTTTATTAGATAGCGTTTCAGGGAAGTCGTTATCTCCGTCATAAGAACTTGCAAGCCTTACAGCAACACCTTGTGCAGAGGTTATATCGTATGCAACCTTCAGATCATCAGTGATAGTGCTTCCTGTCGTGTCAGGGTCATAGTCGCCTACCTGTGCTTGCAGAGCAGCTATTTCGGGAGCTTCCTCTGCGCTAATGAATGTGTTCAACTCAGAAAGCGGTATGGCTTCCTGTTTATTACCGCCCGTGGATTTGATTACCACGAACTTGTCGTCTGATCTTAGTGCCATTACGCACCTCCTGTGTTTTCAATATAATGATCTTCTGATATTTCCATAAAAGTATGCCGGCAATTCCAAGCCCGCTCATCGGCTGTGTCATATTCAAAGACGCCACGCTCGGCATCAGTAAAGTAGCGCTGCGATAATCCCTCAACACAAGCTGGTCGGTTTAGATCATCTTCCGGGCCAACATACTCCCAAAACTGCGCTTCGCCGTCCCTGCGTTCCTGGGAATTCAAGTCCTCTATGGCTTGCAAATACCTGGCTCGGCTGGTGTTGGCATAAGTGAAGGCATAGCGTTTCATGCTGGATTCTAACGAGCTTGCTATGGCAGCCGTAACCGTTTCCATGCTTGCACCGGCAATCACGCCATTGATTAGCTGTTTCTGTATCTCCAGCAAAGCCTGATCACCTATGCCATTAAACGCCACAAGCTCCGCTTTGCGCAGAGCTACAAGTTGGTTTGTCATCCGGTTTGTAAATGCAATCGGGACAGCACCGGCTGGTCTTAAGCTGTTATACTCGTTAAAAAGATCATCTTCTCCAGCTAATAGCTTATTTACCTGCTCGCCATAGCCAGATAAATTCAGCATAGCCCGCAGATCAGCCAGCGATTGTGTGGCAAAGTTCAGGTTCTCGTCATTAAAGGTCAAGTAGCCTTTCGAGGTTTTCATGTCAGCAATCATTTGAGAAACCCGCTTATTGAACGAACGGATAACCTTTTGCAGGTTGCTTTCAAACTGGTCAAGCTGTGGTGCATAGATGTCTTTCATTAGGCATTAACCTCGGGCTGTAACCATGTCGCCGTGTTCATGCCGGCACCGGCAAGACGTGAGCCGTTCTCTTGGTCTATGGTTTCAGCAAGTAAAACGGCTTCCTCTTTGGTTATATGTCGTGTCTCTGCTAATATCTCAATTCGGGAGCGCAAGCCGTTGGCAATCTCCAGGGTATAAATCTGTTGCTGCTCAACCGGATTAGTGTCGAATACGATCTTGCCAAATTCGATCTTGACAGGTATATCGGGAGCGAACCGCATATCCTGGCTGTTGTAAGTGTAGCAGTCTAAAATGTTATGGATCAAAGCCACTATCTCAGGGCGGTAAACCTCTTTTTTAAGCTCGTTATCGTTCAATACCTCTTGCTTAGTTAGCCTTAGCTGATAGCCTGAACTTACTTGGCTTGTTTCACGGTTATAAGCTTCGGTTGATAAGCCGTTCTCTTTGGCAAGGTCTATTTTGCGTCTCTGGATGATGCCGTCTAAAATCTCCAGCTTCGGGTCGGGTGTAATGTAATAAGCTTCCCCCTGCGCCTTGCCGTCAGTATCATTGACAGGCAGGTCTATTCTGCGCTTCACGCCAAAGGTTAACTTTTCGTTAGAATTAAGCCCTGAAGTAACCAAGGTTGAGAACGCCTGAAAGTCCAGAGTGATGTCAAGGTTAGTTTCACGGATACACTGGTTCAAACAAGTTTCAACTAAGGCATTGCCATAATCTCCCCAAAAGCTGTCAGTCTCAATTCGCTTGGAGAACCAGACAATGGGAATCCTGCCATAGGGATTGGGAATCTCTGATCCTGGGATCTTCTTTCCTTCTGTATAGTTTTGACCGATCTCAACTTCATAATAACTGTCAGCAGTCCAACATGAATAGATATTTACCGGCACTGCTTGGGCTGTGTTCTGAAGTGTGCCAACTTGATAATAGACTTTGATCGCTTTTGTCGGGTCTTGCGGGTCCTGCTCAATGAAGCACTTGTCAGATGTTATTACGTCCAGAACCACCCGCTTATCGGTCGGGTGCCAGTGAATAGCTATCCCCACCTTGCCGGTCAAATCTGCCATTCGATCTGATATAAGCAGCTTTTTCCAGAGTTCACAAGCTGCGAATATATCATTAGCCTTCGCCTTCTGTGCATCCGTGCCGTCAATCTGGACAGTAATCGGCTTAGTGAATAGAATCGCTGTATCGTCAATGATGGATCGCACCAAGTCCAGCTTCTTAGCATATTCTTTGATATCGTTCCAGGTCTCGGGATAAAGCAGCCCGATCTTTTCCAGAATATGGTCAAGCTGATTAAAACAGTAAAACTCTATCGCTTTTGTGGCATCCTTCCTGCGCTGTATATCATCATTAACCTTAGCTATCCGCTGCTGTGCTGCTATATCGTAAGCCATTTATGCCACTCTCCCGTATTGCTTTTGTTTTAAGATAGTATGAACTGCTATCACATTGCGCATAGCATCTGATATATGCGTTAGCATCGTGCCGGTTGGCTTCTCAATTTGCCCGAAGCTGTCTGTGGTTACCTGCTCCAAGTCCTGAATGAGGTGCTTGCAAGATGGGTCAATCCTTACCCTGTTATGTGAAAGCGCACCATTGGCATAATTCAATGACCGGCGCTGTGCTATGTTATGCCGAAACCGAACCTCAAAGCCCTTGCGCTTCAGGATTTCCAGATCGGAAATATCAGAGCTGGTTTTCCGGCTTTCACCTGTAGGGTCTGGGTAACAGGTAATGATCCGGTCAGGATAATCCTCTGCAATCAGATCAGCAAGCATATAAGTGTTTGAATTGTGCAGGTAGTATTCATCAAAGATATTAAAATAATCAACACCGCTCTCGGTTGTGATATAGCCAACAGTAGCGGTCATGGGGTGCACATTGAAGTCAATGCCGATAAACAAAGGAATCTCATGCGCTGGCTTTGGCACCGGCTGGACGTGCAGCTTGCGGTCAAAGGCATAGTGCGCACACATGGCGTTTAGATTCACAAACTCGCCATTGATATAAGCCATTGCCATCCGCTCATCATAAGTTGCCATTATATCGGCTACATATCCTTTTGACAGGTGATAGTTATCGGTTGTTTTGGCTTTGATCAGCTTAGTGTCGGGGTTCGGGTTCTGTTGCAAGATTTCATAACAGGTAGAAAAGCCCTCTGGTGAGCTTACAAGATATAGCTGGCTGTCTTTGCGCCCTCTAAGCCGTTCTCTGAACTTGCGCACAAATAGCAACCCTTTAGGCTTGGGTAGTGTGTCGATCTCATCACAGCCACCATCGGTAAATGTCTCACCTACGATGCGCTCCGGTGTCTGCATGGACTTAATCGACACCTTGCCATAGGGTGTTGTGATATAAAGCCCGGTTAGGTTAGCTGTAAATGGTATCTGTGCGTCAACTAACATATCACAGAAGGGATAATAGAACAGGTTCTTCCCGAGTTCGTGTGTAGGATAACCAATGCCAATATTAGCCTTGCCATTGTTCCCGGGGCGGGTCAACAGTGAGATCATGGTTTTAGATAGAAAGCTGATGGTTTTCCCGCTTCCAAGTCCACCAACCAGCCCGGTTGTCTTGTTAAACGAGCTCAGGAACTCCCACTGATGCGCAAGATAATCCTCTTGCTGGAATATGATCTGCCTACTCATCTTCACCGGCTAATTTTGCAGGACGTAAAATGATCTGTATTGGAACGGCTTCGCCTTCATCTGGAACGTCTTTCTGTCCCAGATAATTTTTGCCAAGCCATATAGCCATTGTAGCGTTTGTTTTTGCTAATTTGAATTGACTTGACCGCAAGCTTGCAAAGCCCGCTCCCCTTTTTTGCTTGAAATATTCCGCAAATCCATAGCCAAACTTTTCTTGAATCCGTCGGCCTATGGTATCAACTGAAACCTTCATATACGCAGATATTTCCTCTGCTGTGCATTGTGAAGCACACAGCACGTCAAGGACATTGAAATCAAAGTCTTTCTTGGGACATCCGCCTTTGCTTTTTTCCGGTGGCTTGGCTTGCTTAGGCATTAGTGATACAGCGTCCTTTGATAATCCTTGACTGCGGGATAATCACAAAATGGTTTAATTCCAGCTTTGGGGAATTTGGTTATGCTTTCCTTTAGCTTATCAAGCTGATCTGGTGAAATCTTGCGTGGATTCCGTGTTTTGAATTTAAGTTGCGAAACTTTCATGTCAACCCTTTAATTTCTGCTTGAGCGACTTCTTGATATTTCCCACAGATAGTGTTATCGATGTCGGCATAGATTAGCTTAGTAATAATAGCGCACTCCTTTCTAATAGCGCAAGTAGCGCAGCATTCGGACTTGTCGAGGCGATTGGCTTGGAGCTTTCTTAGGTTCATGGTGCTATTTTTTAGCGGGTGGTTTAAGCTGTCAAGGTTTTTTTTGGCGGAGCGGGAAATATAATTTCGTTTTGCTTTTGCAAAGCGAAATTGCTTTTTCTTTGTCTTTTGCTCTTGCTTTTACTATAGCTATTACTCTTACTATTACTGCATAGCGTTTGCATATGCAACTGCTTATACGTTCGGATATGCGTCTGCATCAAAGCATAAACAAGGCTTTTGCCATATTTCTACGCATTTCGATAGAAATCTCTTGACAGAATTTTAGGGTGTGTTTTTATTGGCACAAAACCTAAAGGAGGTTTGAAATGCTGAAACATGAATACAACATTTTCCCTGAAATGGTTCAGGATGAGTTTGAACAGTTATGCCATGACCTGAATAATCATGGCTATAATCCGGCAATGCCTATTTATCTATATCAAGGCAAAGTATTGGATGGCTGGAACAGAATACGTGCTTGTGAACTGTTAGAAATTCAGCCTGTATTTAAGGAGTTTACCGGCACTGATAGCGAAGCAATAATCTTTGTAATGCAAACCAATAAGCGCAGGAACTTAACAAGCTCACAGTGGGCTGCTTTGGCTGCTGAGGCTGATGAGCTTTGGCAGGTATTGGAAGCAAGTGCTAAAAGCAGAAAAGCATGTGGGCAAGGTGGTGTTTTGCTGGTGGAACAAATTCCACAAGCAAAGACACGCGAAACCATAGCGCAGGTATTCAACACTAATGATCGCTATGTGCAGGAAAGCAAGCGGCTGAAAAAGGATAATCCGGAAGCATTTGAGCGGGTCAAGGCTGGGTTGGCTACGATAACGGAGATTAAGAAAGAGGAAAAGAAAGCCGATATTGAAAGCAGCCGCAACCGGTTAGCTGAAACAGGGTCCACCAAGGACATTGAGATTGACTTTAGGCTTGGTGATTTTGAGGATGTTTTAGATAATATACCGGATGGC